CCATGAAGGAAAACATGCTGGTTTAATCGGAATTGGTGGCCTTGTGTTGGCAAGGATACCGGAGGAGATATTGAAAAGTCGTGCTGAGTATTTTAGAAAAATAACTCAAGACAGAACAGACGCGGTAGATCGAGATCTTATGAAGGAGCAACACCCGGACATGCCTATCAATATTGATAGACAGTCTAGAGTTACCTTTGGTGGTAGTCGTAAAAAATAATTTTTTTGCATTACCTACTATAGATAGCTTGGATTAAATAAACTAACTAAGTTAAGGAGAACTGACAATGTCAAATCAACTGGAAAAGTTTGGTCTTAGACCATACAGAAAACTAGATGGTACACCATTAGCAGGAGCCCAAAACAGATATACTATTAAGCCGGCTTATGCCACTGCGATATACCAAGGTGACTTGGTTGTTCCTGTTTCTACAGGAAATATCGAAAGACATACTGGTAACACTAGTTATGCTTGTGTGGGCGTATTTAACGGAGTTTTTTATAACGATCCAACTACTCAAAAGCCAACGTACAAAAATTACTACCCTGGTGGAATTACACCAACTCAAGGCGATATTACTGCCTTTGTTGTTGACGATCCAGACGCAGTATTTTTAATGGACGCAGACGCGGCTTTCACGAGAGCGGATTTGTTTAGAAACTACTCTGTTACTACTGCAGGTGGAGTAACACAAACAGGAATATCAAGCGTACAATTAGATGTAAGTGCCTCAGGTACTGCATCTACTTTTGCTGTACAAGCAATTGATATAACACAGGATCCTGAAAATCAGGATACTACTGTATCAAACGCTAACATTCTTGTTAGAATCAACAATCACTTCTACAGAAGTGGTACAGGTATAGCGTAAAGGAGATAAACTATGGCAATATCACGAAGTCAACTAGTTAAAGAACTAGAGCCAGGTTTGAATGCTTTATTCGGCCTGGAATATAGTCGTTATGAAAATCAGCATGCTGAAATTTTTGCGACTGAAACATCTGACAGAGCTTTTGAAGAAGAAGTAATGTTAAGCGGTTTCGCTTCTGCACCAACTAAACAAGAAGGTGCTGGAGTTGTGTTTGATCAAGCAGGTGAAACTTTCACAGCTAGATACAACCACGAAACTATCGCTTTAGCATTTGCTATTACTGAAGAAGCGATCGAAGACAACCTATACGATAGACTTGCGGGCAGATACACAAGAGCTCTTGCAAGATCTATGGCAAACACGAAGCAAGTTAAAGCTGCGAACATTTTGAACAATGCGCAAGTAGCTAATGCTGTTGGTGGAGATGGTGAATCCCTAATCGGAAACGCTCACCCACTTGCAACAGGTGGTACTTTCTCAAACGTTCTTGCTGTTGCTGCAGATCTAAACGAAACTTCACTCGAGCAGTCATTAATTGACATTGCTGGATTTGTCGATGAAAGAGGCTTAAAAATTGCTTCTTCTGGTAGAAAAATGATAATTCCAAAAGAATTACAATTTACTGCTGAGAGAATCATGAAGTCGCCAATGAGAGTTGGAACTGCCGACAATGACATCAATGCAATCAATAACATGGGAATGGTTCCTGAAGGTTACAGAGTTAATAACTTTTTAACTGACACAGACTCATTCTTCTTGTTAACTGATGTGCCTAACGGATTAAAATATTTCGTTAGATCACCTATCAAGACTGCTATGGAAGGTGACTTTGATACAGGTAATATGAGATTTAAAGCTAGAGAAAGATACAGCTTTGGTTGGTCAGACCCAAGATGTATATTTGGTAACGGAAACTTACCGACTAGCTAATAGTCAATATATTTAACCCTTAGGGTTACTAAAAAGGGGCGGTGTTCACATCGCCCCTTTTTTTATGTATAATAAAAAGACCTAGAAATTAAATTAATTTTGTAGACTGACTAGGCAGACGGTATAGAGACTACAAAGTTTAACCGCTATACAAGGAGAAACTATTATGGCAAATACTACATTCTCAGGACCAGTCCGATCGGAAAATGGTTTTGAATCAGTAACTAAAAACGCAAATACAGGTGCAATCACAGTAGGAGCTACTTACGGATCAACTATCACTGGTGGTGTTCAATCACTATCAGGAGCAGGTGCTATAGACCTTACAAATTTAGTAACAGAGCTTACTACAGGAGCGGGAGCTGCTGCAGTAACTTTAGCTGATGGAACTACTTCAGGTCAAATTAAAATCATTTATATGGTTGTTGACGGTGGTGGAACTGCAACTGTTACTCCAACTACTTTTGCTAGTGGAACTACATTAGCTTTTGATGCAGTAGCTGAAGCGGCTACTTTAGTTTGGAACAGCACTATCGGTTGGGTTTTAACTGCCGACAGAGGTGTAACAATAGCTTAATAATAAACTAGTGGCTCCTTCGGGAGCCACAAATTAAAGGAGACAATTATGTCAGGTGGAGGAAGTTTTAGTTCAGACCAACGAGTTCTTAATATGACTACGGTTGGTGCAGATACATTAGCAAAAGCTGGAAGAATGAGAATCACTTCTATTCAAGGTGAAGGTATTGCAAGTTCAACAATTATTTTTTACGATTCAGATGATGCATCATCACCTGGAACTGCAGTTGCTACATACAATTTCAATACAGAAGGTTTAGAAGTTTATGTACCAGGTTCCGGTATTCTTTTTAAGAATGGACTTGTTTATAATCTTGCAGGTACTGGTGGAAGTATAACTATTACATACACAGGCTAAGATGAGTAAATTTAGATTAACATACGCAGGCGGTAAATACGCAGGCAAGAAAATTGTTGATCTTGTTAAAACTTTAAAGAAAAATCTTAAGGCTAAAAAAGCTAAACAAACACCAAGCAAAAGATCTTTAGCATCAAAAAGAACTAAAGCTAACGTTGCAAGAGCTGGGCAAGGCACTAAATCATTAAGAGCTTATAATATTAGAGCAGGAGCTAGGAATGATAAAATGGTTCCTATTAAAAAACAATCACAAAAAGGTAGTTCTTTTAGAGTTCATAACGTAAAAACACCTGGAGCTAATTCTGCTAGAGGTATGGGTTTGTCCAGATACGGTAGCGAAGGCTCGGCATCTTCTTGGAGAGCTGATATGGACAGGTTTCAAGAAATACCATTATCTTCTTTTTTTAAAAAGAAAAAAGCTCTTGGTGGTGTTATGAGTCTTAGATCTGGTGGGGATACCATGCCTGCTAGAAACAAAAAGAATTTTAGATCTACTAAAAGTGGAGCAGGTATGACTGCTGCAGGTGTTGCAGCATACAGAAGAAAAAACCCTGGAAGTAAATTAAGCACTGCTGTTACAGAAGATAATCCAGGAAAGAAAAGATCAGCTAGGAGAAAATCTTATTGTGCAAGATCAGCAGGACAAATGAAAAAATTTCCTAAAGCTGCAAAAGATCCAAATTCAAGATTAAGGCAGGCTAGAAGACGTTGGAAATGCTAGTTCATGGCCTACTTGAATGCTGACATACCACCTATATACTGCAAAATAAGAAAGGAATATTTATATGATCTTAAAAAACATCAAGGAGAGTCTGTTGACTGTTGTATCTTTAGTGTGGTCTCTATTACAGATCGCGCACTCTTATTTAACATTATGCTACCAAACGGTGCGTGTTTTTGGAGACTGCCTATATCAGCGTTTTTTCAAGAAAAATTCGATAGAGCCGAAGTGCCTGATATGCCAATCGACCAACTTCAATTGTGGAATTGTTTTAGTTATTATCCTAGTGTTCATTGCTTTAGTTTCCTAAGAGGTAAACGAGGTAAGTATTATGGAAAAGATAAAAAAAATTATCCATTCGAATATTTATTTACAATTGATTGGGGTCATCCAGAAAGCAATATCTTGGATACAGAACATTCTGAAATTCCTGCTGAACATAAGTGCGCACATATATTGGCTCTTGATGACGGCAATTATGCAGCTCAGCCTAATAATCGTATTTTGTGGGATGCTCCTAACTACACTGTTGGTGACGGTGTTCCAGACTACAAGGTACAAACTACAAAGTGGAATGTTGAAAATAAAGACTGGCTTACAGAAGATAGTGACAAAATGTTTTATGATGTTGAAGAAAAAGTAAATACAGAAGATAAAAGTTACGAATAATGGATAGACTTATATATAATTTTTTTGGACTACTAGACAAGATGTTTTCAAAGATAGATAATATATTCAAAAGGAAAAAGAAATGAATTTAGTAGATCTGTTAAAAAAAAATATTGTAATGGTACCTGTAGTAGCCTCAGTTTTAGTGGGGACATTTACAGGAGTACGTTATATTGTTAATCTTACTGATACTATTAATTCAAACCAACAAGAAATAATAAATCTTCAAAGAGATTTAACTCAAGCACAAAAAAATATTACTGAAATCAATACTAGATTATCTTCTGCTGAAGCAACATGGCAGATGGCAGAAAATTTATACAGACAATTAGCTGATCAAGTTAGAGAACACAGTTATGACATTAAAGATCTTAACCGGGAAATTAATTATTAGGATGTATTATGGAGATAGCCAGGATGGATTACAGATTTACAGCGATATTAATAATTATGTTAACTCTACTAGCTTTGTTTGGTGGACCAGCGCATAGTAAAAATGAATATCTTAATAATGGTACTAATACCTGTAGCACGGGTGACATAAGTTTATCAATAGATCAAAGAGATTCGGAGTCTAGGTATAGACACAATAATCCTGACAATAATTATAATAGCCCTAGTGATGATAGGTCC